TAGGAACGACAACGGAATCCCGATTGAGTTTGTCCTGGTGGGATTTACTCCTTACTTCGGCAACCTAGGTATGCGCAACCAAGAAGAATTTCTGCGCATTGCCTACATCGGAGTCAGCCCAAATCACAGGTTGTTGCCTCCGCGTTGCGTAACGACTTCAATGATTTCAGGCAAGTCTTCTCAGAAGAACTTTATCAGTTACTTCCAGACGCTCTACAACAATAGAATCAACTGCGCGTCGGTGATCACCACGACGAAATTCGTAACTCGCAGCTTTAATGAGCGGGATCCGATGACCGGCGCCGATGGCGCGAAGATCAATTTTAATGCTCTCGAATTCTCCGACAGACCGCCGGCGAACGAGGAAGAAATCAAATTGATTGAAGACGTTAACAGTTGGCTTGTCGACAAGGGAGGTACTCTGTGTGCATCGGCACTCAAGTCCCACATCCCCGGCTCAGATTTGGTCGAATTGCCCTTGGGTGCAGATCACACTGAGATCAAAGCTCGATTTGCTGCCGAGCGAGGCGCGCCCCCGGAACGTTCATTCGCTAGCGCAGGGTCAGCAAAGGCTCTGAAGTCTGCGGAAGCGGACGAAAAAGTCGAGAACGAACCACCTAGTGCGAAGGCGAAAAAACCAATCGAACTTACGGCGGAACAAGCAAAAGCTCTAGGTATCGACTTTTGAGCTAACGTTAGGGAAAGCCAAGGTACAAAGCGGTCTCACGACCGCTTTTTTTATTCCTCCAAGGGAGTCGGATGCTGAACTTCTTTCGGGGAAAGCAACTCCTCAAAGGCAGGCAAGACCACTCCGTTGCGGGCGCACCAAGAGGCCAAACGAGAAAACAAGCTGTTCCTGATTAAATACTGTTTATGCACCGATTCAAAAACATCTTTCATTTGTTCTCGGTCGAGCTTGGCAAAATCTCCGCAAACTCGCTTATGTAAAAACTCTTGCTCCGTGTTCAGCCATTCCAGATTTAACATAATCTACAGAATGCACTGACGTCATAATAGGCAGCATTTACCGGGTAGACCGGAAATTTTGGTTAAACTCTGACAGTCCTACAACCCGACCAATGGCAGATTCTTTTTATCAACTCCCAAACGGGGTCACCCACGCGCTCATAAAACACAGTTTTATCACAGGCTCAGTCTTAGTCCCATTTGATCCATTGTCGATACTGAGTGACCAACTGCGACGTCATAACTTTAACGTTGTTGAAAACAAGGATGAAACAAACTTAATGGATCCCGTCTGGTGGGTCGGTCAAAAAGAGAAAAAGTTTGATTGGGTCATAGCAGCAACAACAGGCTTAGGAGACTACACAGAGTATATACTTGAATACGGCATTCAAATTGCAACACAAGGCATAGCTGTACTAGACCGACTGTCGTTCATAGAACCAGTAGCCAAACGTAAAAGCTTTCTGTTAGCAAACAAGATCAGCAATATGATTGTCCTTAATCCGCGTCCCAAATTTCGCGCCATTGGTTCCACGCGGGATTCCGTCACCAGCTGCTGGTTTGTCTTCCAACGCCCCGAGCAGTGGCACGACGGAACTCAGATAACCTTTGGTCTGGACTGGGATCGTGTAGACCCTCTGCCTTCTTTAACATGACAATGACTCGGCGGCAAAAATTTGACAAGTTTCAACGCGATGTTCTGGATCAACTCACAAAAACAAATACACTTCTCGAAAAAGTCACAGCCCTACTGGTGTCCGACCAACTTCTCCAGGAGTGTGTCTCACCGGAGGGAACCGCTAGATCTGCCGCTGAGTGCGCGGAGATTATTACCGACTCTTATTGCGCAGGTCTTTGCCTCGCCGAAGAGCTGAGCAGCCACAACCGCGACTTCGACTACCAAAAATCTGAATTCTTTTTGGATTCCGACGAAGATGAAGACAGTGTGGGAAACGACGAAGAAGATGACGACGATGATGAAGATACAGACTCTCGACCATTTCAGATGTCGTTCTGACTTCAAATAGTAAACTAAAGGTTAATCGACACGAAAGTGTGTCCCAAACACGAGTTACTCTAAACGGTTTACGGCACTACAACTGCGCAGGAGTACCCAAACCTCTTCCATCTGTTACGAGTGTCCTCTCGGCCACGCAAACCGAGGAAACGCGGAAAAAACTAGCGCACTGGAATCTAATGAATCCTGGTGCGCTAGAAAACGCAGCTGCAAGAGGTTCATTTATTCACAACGCGGTAGAGAATTACATCAGGGGGCTTGCCGTCCACCCTGGAGATGACGTTCTCGCATACTGGAAGGGTATGCCAGAAAAACTGGACGATCTGCTGAACGAAGGAACTGTCCTCTGGAGCGAAAAACCGTACAACCAGCCGCAATGGTCTCGGTACGTCGGAGAGGACGGTGTAGGCAGAATTCATTATTACAACGAAAGTACGGGGCACGGATATGCCGGTTGTTGCGACATTATCTACAGGGATGTAAACGGAGAAATAATACTGGGAGACTTTAAAACTTCAGTAGGTCCTTATTCAGCTAACTTCCCAAAAGCTAAAGATAACCTTCCAGATAATGTCAAAAAAGCCTTAACAAGCGGAGTGTTTAAGTTAAAGAAAACACAACTACAATTAGCTGCATACACACTGGCAGCTGAAACTTGTCTGGACCTAAAAGTAGACAAAACTCAGATAATCGTGTCGACGCCATTACCGGAATATCCTGTTCAAGTTTTCACTTTCAGCAGGGCTCAAGTCGAAAAACATATCGAACAATGGCTGCAGGTCCTGCGGCAATTTTATGAATCTGTCAACAAGTGAAACACCTTCTTAAGGGCGCCTTCCACTGCGCCGCAAGGGGTTTCATGGCAGAATGACCTGACGTCAGGAGACCATGGACTTTTTCTTCTCGATCAACTACGCAGTCTCTGAGTACGTCAACCCTGCGACGGGTAAGATTGCGGCAGGAGGCAACTTTGCCGCTTTCAACAACAATTGGCTTCCCCAAGAGAAGGACATTGCGGCTCTAGCCGACGCTGTCACCACGCAGCAGGCTGGTTTATGTGCCTGGCATCTGGTCGATGGACGAAGACGTGAAGGAAACACGGGCGCAATCAAAGCCGGTGTCATAATCATCGACATTGACAACCAAGCAGACGGGAAAGATAAAGACGGCAACAAGATACAAAAACAAGAACTGGACGTAGCTCAAGCACTAGAGCTGGATACATGTAACAAATATCTGAGTCTTGCTTATTTATCTCCGTCTCACACAGAGACGTGGCCCAGATTCCGACTGGTGTTTGGTTTAGAGAAGCCAATTATTGATGCTGGCTTCTACCAGTGGTTCACCAGGCATATTGCGCAGCAAATACCAGGATCAGACCGACGTGCTACCCAAGCCGTCAATTTATTTTACGGCGGAAAGGGAACTTCTAGCTTACTGGTAGTCACAGATAGATTCATACCGGCTTCAAAAATTGACGAAGCTTATGCGGTCTACGCCACGCTGCCTCCGCCGGAAGAGACCGCGAGAGACGCGGAGCAGCACCTGAGCACTCAACAGTCTCCAGAAGGAGTCGACCTAGAGCGCTTAGTAAGCGGAACAGTCAGGTCGATGCTGGACGGCGAGGAAGTGGAGGATCGCTCCTTCGCCTTGGCGATAGCCCTGAAGGAGATCATCGGCTGGAGCAACTGGCTGAACGCTCAGGGGATTGCAACACGCGAACCCCCCTTGACAATCGCACACCGGGTGTTCGAGAATATCTACGAATACGACCCTGTGCTGGATGGCAAATTTAATCGGATCCTGAACAGCATCACAGATCCAGACGCTCTGCAGCCAGCCGTGGTCATGGCATCAGAGGACGGGTCTCTAGCTGCATGGAAAAGACTCAAGAGCACCCATCGAGAAATCTTTGAGACCACCTGTACGGAAAAAGTACGTACAGAAATTGCATCAAAGAAGCCCAAGCCGACTAACTCCGTCCTGACTTTCGACGATCTCGTTCGAGAGATGGATGCGAAGCCGACAGCAACATCAACACCAACATCAACACCCCCAGATCCCATGGCTTCCACGCCGTCAACTCCAGCTCAGCTGGTGCAGCTGCAGCAAGGAAACCGTCAGTTCTCCGAGAACGATGTCGCAGACATCATCGTAAATAACTACGGTAATGAATTTCTATTTGATTCATCTCTGGACGAGTTCTTCACGTACGACTTAGACGAGGGTATCTGGTACGTACAGGACGAACAGCACATCAAAAGAAGAATTATAAAAACACTGGATACTTTCGTGACCGCGGGCGTGATGCCGCGTTACAGCGCATCAACCGTTAGCTCAGTTTTCCAGATTCTGAAGGGCAAACTACTTAAGTCCGTTAACGGCGGTCGGGTATCCATCTGGAGCAGCAGCAAAGGCAAGATCCCGTTTAAAAACGGTGTGCTAAACGGGGATTCGATGGGGTTCCAAGAAGGTTGCCAGAAGGAACTCTACCTTCGCAGCAAGCTTGCATTCCCGTATGACAAAGCTGCCCAGTGCCCGAATTTCCACGCGTGGCTGGATTCCTGCATTGGGCAGGACAAGAAAATCATCATCCGGGCATTCTGCCGTGCGCTTCTGACCGGCTACACGACGGGCGAGCGTTTCCTGCATCTAGTGGGTCCGGGCGGAACCGGCAAATCGACAATGCAGCAGCTCCTGATCGCGCTGGCTGGGTTCTCCGGCACGCACACCAGCAACCTGGAAACAATCGAAACCAACAAGTTTGAATGCTATAACCTGATCGGTAAGAAGCTTCTGCTGCTTACAGACGAAGCTAACTTCAACAAGCGCTTAGACGTTCTTAAAAAAATTACATCCGCATCAGATACCTTAAGAGCAGAGCGTAAGTACGGAAAAGAAGTAATAAACTTCAAACCCGAGGTATTAGTATGTATCGCTTCTAACGAGCACATCAGTTCCTCCGACATCAGCAGCGGTCTGGAGCGTCGTCGACTGACGATCATCATGGACAAAGTAGTG